TTATGTTATTTTAGATTAATCTAACATATTGCGGACAATATATGTATAAAATGATATATATTATCCAAAGACATATTTCAAGCGGTAAAACCCAAGGTTTCCATTCACCTGTTGGTTGATGACAATAATAATCCATAAGAATATGATCATTTGAGAATGGAATTAACATATTACTTAACGTCATTTTATGACATTCATTATATGTTGTCCAATCAGATTTATCTTTTTGTAATAATCTAATAACATCAGGTCTTGCTGATAATATTATTACCGTTATATATAAAATTGGATTATATGTAAATCTTGATACTAACCACAAATTAAATAAAATATGAAAGAATGTAGACATTGGTTATCCTATTATTTAGAAAAAAATTAATATATAAAATAAATAGACTGAAATTTTATAATTTATATCTTTATTTTTAATTTTAATGGTAAAACCTAAATGTATAATATAATTAAATTTATAGGTTTTTGTGGAACTTATATCAGAAATTCGCGGATTAGAAATCCGCTACCTTAAGAGTCGCATGCGACTCAGATGCGAAGCATCTACCGAAGTCGGAGAACGACTAAGCCTACGGCTTTTTAATATATATTTTAGAAAATAAATTATTAAATAACACAATTGACATTACAATATATTTTAATTATATTTGTATATCAATTAATTAACAAAACAAACAAAGAGGTTACTCTATGGCAAAGAAGACAAAGGCTCTTGCCCCTACAATCAAAGAATCATTATTCGTACTATTAGCAAATGCTTCAGTATCTGATGGTTCATTTACAATCACAAATGATTCAGTTTCTAAACTAGCTAAAAAGTCATATAAAAGCTTAGGTTTGGAATCTGCCCCTGAGAGATCATATACTCATAATTATTTGATGCGTTTAGTACGTGCAAATGCAGGGAAATTGTTCAAGCATACTCGTGATGCCGGTACATATGTTGCAACTGCAAAGTTGAAGAAATCATTTGCGGTTTAATTAATACTTTTAGGGATGTGGAATGAAAATTTCATATCCCTATTATATTTATTATATATGAAAAAGAAACAACCCAAAAATTTTACTCGTTTTGATTATACTTTGGATAGAAGGAATAATCGAATGATTCATGTATCAGAATTAGATACTGATGAAAAACTATATGATTATATGTTTGATTTAATCAGTGGATATATACATGATGAATTGTTATCACCATTCCTTTTGATAGATATTAATGAACAAATTAATATTTATGACAAAATTTTAGAGATATATTCTAAAGAAGGTGTTGTAGCAGGTCATGAATATTTAACTGAAAATGATATGATATCATTCTATAGGCTTAGAAAATCGTGTAAAGAATTTCTTGATATTTATAGTTCATATTATGACATTGGAAAATTTTCATATGTCAATATAAATAAAAAAACAAATAAACTTACTATCAAAATAACAAACAAAATAACAAAAGGTAGATTGGTTGATATTCCTACATCACAAACTGATGTATTGAGTAAAGCGGAAGACGAACTTAATGTAAAATTAATTCGTAATGAAATAAAAAAATAGTTATTAATAAAATAAAAGTAGGTTATGGAATTATATTCTCTTGCTATGATATCCGATAATAGGATATTATATAACTTTATAGTAGAAAAATTGCATTCTAAAAAATTACAATTTCCTATCACTACACATTGTAAAAGTACATTAAATGATATCGAAGATCTAAAATTAGCAATTAATTTATTAGAAAATATACAATCAAATAATGTAATTTATAAACCATACGAAAAAGAATTATCATCATTTAAAGAATTTGTAAAGGCATTTGGTGATGATGAAATGTTTACTAAATGGTGTTTATCAAATGCAACTGGCGCACCTGAGTTGTTAACATTTCTAAATGATATGATTAGTTCATCAATTGTTATAAACGTTAAACATTCAGCAAAAAGAAATATTATATCTAAAGTTGTTTTGGAGGAAAAAATATTCGTACCAAACGTTATAGATGGCAAATTAATATGTGAAGATATTGATAGCGGTGAAGATTGGGCTGATGTTATAGGTGATGAAGGTAAAATAAAATATGCTATTAAAGAAAAATCATTTATTCGCGGACAAAAATTAGAAGGCGAAGATGATTGGTTATTTAGAACAGTAAAAAGAAAAGGACAGTTCAAAAATGGATAATAAAAAAATCGGTAATAAAGATTATGTTGATGCTCCACAATTAAAAGATTTGGCAGCTGATATTATAGAAAAAGAAAAACTTAACATGTATGGTGCTAATATTGGATATGTTTTAGTATATCCTAATGTTAGTAAAACCATAGCAGGTCAATGTACAAGAGCAAATAAAGATTTGAAATATTACAGTGACTGTGATTATGTTATTAAGATGAGTGGTGAACTTTGGGATTCGCTTTCGGATGAAAGTCAATATATTCTAATGTTTCATGAATTGTTACATATTCTACCAGTTACCAATGATAAGACTGGTGATGTATCATATAAACTTCGCGATCATGATGTAAAAGATTTTGCTATTTTAATTAACCGTCATGGTATTAAATGGTTAGAAACCGTTCATGCAATTAATTGTAGTCTTAATGATACCGATGTTAATGATCCTAAAAATAAACTAACATTATAATAAAATGGAGTGAATAAGTGAATGAATATAAAATTCTTGTATTAGAAGATTCTTATGAAAGAATTGATGAATTTAAGAAAAGATTCAATGAATTACAATGGCGTAATCATGTTGATGTGTATGTAGATTTTTGTGAAACTGTAATAGATGCATGCAAACGTCTAAGTATGATTAAGTATGATTTAATATTTTTAGATCATGATCTTGGTGGTGAAGTATATGTTGATAGTAATAATGACAATACTGGTGCCGAAGTTGCTAGATTTTTAAGTAATCCAGATTATGATAATAAACGTAATGAGTATACTCCAATTATTATTCATTCACTTAACACTACAGCTGCAATTCATATGCATGAATTATTAGGTGATAGGTCAACGGTAATTCCATTTGTTTGGACTGCAATGAAATTTCATAATAATATACGCATATGATAACAGCAAAATATTTAATAGATAATCCTACACATATATTCGTATTTGGTGATAATTCTCTTCATAGAGGAACAAAAGGTGCAGCTGCACTAAGATATCATTCAAATTCATATGGGTTTATAACTAAAAAATATCCATCATATAAAGATGATGCATATTATAAACCTAAAGAATATGAGTTAATATTCAAACGAGAATTGGATAAATTAATAGATATTATTAAACATTCACCTAATAATTTATTTTTAATTTCAATGTTAGGTGCAGGATTGGCTAATAAGTATCATATATTTGAGAAAGTAATCGAACCTCAAATTAAAGATAAATTAGATTTTCAAAATGTAAAATTTTTATGGTAAAAATGGATAATCAAACAAATACACCTGCTAATAATAAACCAAATGTGATAGACAATGAAATACGAGTTGTTTTATTGGATCATTGGAATAGTGATAGAGATGTTGCCGAATCTGCTTGGGTAAGTACTCAAGGACCTAATACATATCGTCCTGATGAAGATGTTAAAAGAGTATTAGAAACATCAATTGTTCCTTTACATCACGATACACCTAAAGAGTGTGTATGGTTTAAGTTTTATTTACATGTTCCTATTTATGTAGAACGCCAACTTGATAAATATCGTATGTCTAGACAAGTTCAGAATATGACGGTTGATAGTGACGATGGTAGTTTTGGTAGATTGGGTATATCTCAAAATGAATTATCATTAAGATATAAAACAATGCCTAATACATATATTCCATTACCAACGGATGCGGTTGATATTATAAATAGAATACATGATCATGAAGATTTTGAATATCAACATGAAACCAAATACAGTCCAGATGTTGTTGAATTATATGATAGAGTAAATCAATATGCATCACTAATGTATGATAATTTAGTTAAGTTTTTACAATTTGGTAAAGAACATAATATTATTACTGCTAGCGAATTAAGAAGAGTTCGTGAAGTTTATCGTGGTATTTTAGGTACTGCTTTCTTTACCGATATGCAAATTATATTAAACCTTAATTCATTAGAACATTTATTTAATCAACGTCTTAGTGATCATGCTCAACCTGAAACCAGATTAGCTGTGCATCAAATGTTAGAATGTTTAGTTAATAATAAAATATTACCAATTACTATTAATAAGATGATAGAGGTTAATAAATGGGTAGTGTAAAACTTACCGACGATGAATTAGTTATTTTATCAGATACTTTGGTTGTATGTCCATTTTGTGGTGCACATCCAACAATTATAAATATAGATGATGAAGAATATAATATAATGTGTTTAACCGAAGGATGTTATTTGAAATATGGTAATGGAATTAATAGTCATGTTGATAATATACATAAATTAATTGATAAATGGAATATGCGAGTTAGGGTTAGAGGTTTAGGTATATGATAAAATTGAAAGTACTATTTTTGTTTTTATTTCTAACTTGTGTATCATTTACACAATCATTAACATTTCTATCATCAAGTGTTACTGAGATTTATAAAAAAGATACTACAACAAAATCACAAAATATTATAATAAAATTAGATAGTGATAATGGTGTGATAAAAATATCAGATGGTTTACCACTTAAAGTTTTAGATTCAAAACAATTAACTGAAGTATCATACAAAATCAAATGTATAAACTATCTAAATGATACGTTAATTACATATGTATATATTAATAAAAATAAATCAGCAATTATAACATTCAAATATCCACAATATACATATATGTATATTTGTAAGTTTGTTAGGTAGTTATGATAATAACCATAAATGATGACAAATATAATGCACTTTATATTTATAAAAATAACAAAGAGAATGAAGTTGACTTAAATTCTCGAAAAGGTGATTCATATACAATTATTAAAGGTTCAGATGGATATTTATACGTATGTGAAAAAATATTAGATGCCGAATTTGAAATTATAAATGAAGAAACAGGATTATTAAATGAGAAACAAGAAGAAAGTGTTGAGTCTTCTCAACACGGTGAACAATCAAATTGATGCGATAAATAGAGTTGTAAATTCTAATACTGTTGATAAGACATCATTAGAAAGAACTCTTATTGTTCTATTAGAAGAGTTAACACAATTAATTGAAGTTGTTGAATTAGAAAACGAAACACAATTTTAATCAATGAAGTTTAATTCATTCCTTACATTAGTGTCATTATCTGCGGCTGCATTGACTATGTCAGCCGCATTCTTTTCTGTATTTGGTATATCATTGTTATTTTCTGGTCATTATTATTCTGTAATGATTATGGCATCAACATTAGAATATTCTAAATTCATATTATCTACATTTCTATATAGATATTGGAAAACTGTTAATACATTAATGAAAAGTTATATGACAATTGCATTAATGGTTTTAATGTTAATAACTTCCGCAGGAATTTATGGATTCTTATCAGATGCATATCAAAAAACTAAAGAATCATATTCGGCGAATAGTAATAATGTTACATTATTGGTAAATAAAAAATCATATTTCAAACAACAGTTGGATTATTCAAACAATCAATTAACATCATTAAATAAGTCATATAATCAACAACAAGATAGGTTAGACACCTTATATAAGCATAACAGATATCAGATTGGTAATCGTGTTGAATCAACAATCTCAGGTAATTTAAGTGATATTAAATTATTAAATAAAAACATATCTGCATTAAATGATTCTATAATGTCATGTGATTTTCAAATATCTACATTAGAAACATCCAATCTAAAGGGTGAATTAGGTCCTATAATTTATATTAGTAAAATACTAAATAAAGATATTGATGTAATATCTCAATATTTTATATTATTATTTGTGTTTGTATTTGACCCACTTGCAGTATGTTTAATTATTGCGGCTAACTATATTTATAGTGGAGGCGGTAAAACTCAGGATGATATTTTAGATGCGTTTAAGTCTAAAAAAGAAGAACCTAAAATAAATGATCCTGTAAGTGATCCCATAAATGATACTCAACATGATACTCTAATTAAACCTGAAACTTTTAATGTTTCTGAAGAATTAAATAAACTACAATCTTCTAAACCACAAGCACCACCTTTTAGGTCATCAATGCATAATGGTTAAAAAACTCAATTGACATTTGGTTTATAAATGGTTATATTTATATTATAAAAATTAAACGGTTATAGAATTGAAAAAACAAAAACGTAAAATTGTTAAAATGTCAGGTGCTCAAGCAGATAGATTATTGAATGCTAAAAAATCTCAAGATCTAAAATGTAAATGTGGTACCGTTGTTCCACATACTAGTACCGATGCTGTTTCTGTCACTTGTTCAAAATGTACAAGTGCTTTAGTTCCATTTGAATTACCTTCAAAGAAAGCAAAAGTTGAGAAAAAAGTAGGATATCCACGTGGGTGGAAATTAATGCAGCAATTTGTTTACAAAGATGGTACTGTTTATAGATTTGGTGTTGAATCTCCAAAATTAAAAGGTACTTTACCGGTAACCGATGTTGATGCAATTAAAGAAACTCAACGTAAAAATCGTGAAGCAAATAAAATTAAAAAAGAAGCACGATTGTTAAAAAGATATAACAAAGCTAAAAAAGAAAAGAAAATTTCAAAAAAGAAAGCAAAGGCAAAATTAAATGTTACTGAATAATTCCAATGATTTAAGCGCTGTTAAACAAGCATTTCCTGTGATTGATGAAAAATTAAATTCTGCCGAAGATGCTGAAGTTGTTTCATCTGAAAATGTTATGGCTTCGGATAAAATAGAAAGTGTAGATTATTCCAATGTTGGAAATGATCCTAGTATTACATTAGGACTTGATAGTGTTGGTAGAATTAATATTATAAAAGATAAAAATAAACTACGCCAAGTTTCACAAAAAGTTGAATCCGTTGAGTATGGTGAAAAAATTGCATTGTTACTTTTACAATCAATGAAAGAAAATCCATGTATCGGTTTATCAGCTCCACAAATTGGTATTTTTAGAAAGGTCTTTGTTGTAAACGTAAAAGAACCTGAGATTTTTATAAATCCTGAAATTATCGAAGCCTCATATGAAACAGTTCCTTATGTAGAAGGCTGTATGTCAATTCCAAATAAATCAAGCAAAACCGTTCGTAGACTTTCAATAAAAGTTAAAGCAGATAATTTTGAAGGTGTACGTGAGTTTGGTATTAAAGATCCTGATTCTATTAAAAGCAAAAAGGCATTATATGCCGATTTGGATTTATTAGAATGTGTTGCTATTCAACATGAATATGATCACTTGATGGGTATTCTAATGACTGATAGATCATATGCAGGTATTACTCATGTTCGTACTGAACCTAAAATTGGTAGGAATGAAAAAGTTGAATTTATTAATGATAATAATGAAAAAATCATTGATAAATATAAAAATGCAGATAAGCATTTCAAAAATGGTTATAGACTTTCAGTAAAAGAAAATAAGGAAAATAAATGAAAACTATTTTAATTAGACATGGTGAATTTGCACCTGAATTAGTCTATATAAATATTGATTTAGATGAACCTAAACTTTTAGCATGGCTTAATGAAAATTATGGTCATTCTAAAGATGATCGTCGTGATAAGATGTTTGATACAAAAAGAAAACTAATACCAAGACCTGAAGTTGAAAGTGAATTAAATTCAATTTTAACGGCTGGTGTTGCAACACGTGTATTTTTATATAATAATGATGTTGGTGCTCGTGTTTGGACATGCGAAGATCTTAAAGATCTTATTTTCAAATTTTATGGAAGAGTTGGTCATTATGGTAACTAAAGTAAAGATTAAAGAAATTGAGACTAAAGTTTTATCAAAAATCAAAGTGTATTGTTTATCATTTTGGAAATTTGTAAAACTTTATAGCTTAATAATATTATCTATTGTCTTTGGTTATTTAGTGCACACTGTTAGAACAACAGTTCAACATAAAGTCTTTGAATTTAAGACAGGTGATAGTATTAGTATTATGGTTGATGATAAAGGTCAATTAAATATAATTGATTTTAAAGCAAATTCGGTTACTATATTTGATGATTCATCAACTACAATTATTAACGGTCAAATACAAGCGCAAATGCAACGTTCATATTTGAATAAAATAAAATGAAATTAACACATTTATATATGTCACTGTTATTTTTTATAACAGTGACTATGTTTATTACTGATATAGTTAGAATAAATAATATAGAAGCAGAAGTTGTAAAAATTCATAATATACAAACAAAGCAAAATATTATTTCACCTGAAGTGCAGGTTTATTTAAGTACTGTAAAATATTCTAAAGAATATAATGTACCAACGAAATATGCACTAAGAATGTTATATCATGAATCAACATATCGTGGCCCAATAGATAAAGATTATAATGCAAATTTAATTTCAAATCAAAATGCATTAGGAGCTGCACAAGTAATGTTAAGTACGGCAAATTCAATGTCGGATAGTGTATTAACATATGACCAAGTGTTATATGATATAGACCTTAACATAAAAGTGTCAATGAAATATTTAAGTACATTATATGCAAAATATCATAGATGGGATATTGCATTTGGTGTATACAATACTGGGCATAAAGTGGTTAATGATTATGCCAAATCAATTACAAAATAAAGAGGTTATTAAATGAAAGAATTAACACCAGAACAAGTTCAAGCAAATTATGATAGATTAATCGAATGGATTAAAGATTCATCTAAACATGGATTTTCACAAGATCGTATTGATAAACTATTAAAATTATATGGTGAATTTGAAGAGAGAATTACTATGATGCCGGCATCAGGTAAAGAACATTTTCATTCATGTTTTGTTGGTGGTTATGTTCATCATGTTTTGAATGTTATCAGATGTGCAGAAGAATTGCATGAATTGTGGATTCGTATGGGTCAATTTGAGAATTATGAATATTCAGAATTAATGTTCGTTGCATTAAATCATGATATTGGTAAATTGGGAGATTTAGATAATGAATTATATGTTCCAGTAACTGAAGATTGGAAACGCAAACGTGGTGAAATGTATGATACAAATACAACTATTAAAAATGTAATGCCACATCAAGATAGAGCTTTATGGTTCTTACAAGAATATGATATTCGTATTACTGAAAATGAATTTATCGGAATTAGACTTCATGATGGTTTATATAATAAAGGTAATGAAGAATATTTAGTTTCTTGGTATGATTCTAAACAAATCAAAAATAACTTACCATATATAATTCATCAAGCCGATATGATGGCTATGCGTATTGAATACCAAGATTGGAAATTTGGTGAAAAGAATATAAAGGTTCTTAAATCAGGAAAACAGTCGGCACAAGCAAAAGCAGTTGATGTTTTCAAAGAATTTACTTTAGGTGACATGTCAGCAATATTAAATAAAAAGAAGTCATAATATGGAAATACATATTGAATTATATAATACAATAGTTACTATATATGCATTAGTTGCAACATATGTTGCTATTAATACTTATAGAAAACTAACAGTTATGGAATCTATATTAATTTCATTTGAACATTATAAAAGTTTAATGATATTACGATTTAATGATGCACTTAAGAAAATTAAGGATATTGATATTCGTGGTTCATTTGAAGCCGATGATGAAATTGGATGGACTTATAAATTTATAACAAATGAAATTAAAGAGTTACACGAAAACGTTGTTAACTATTTTACTAATAAACCTACGGAATAAATATGTTAACTCAATTGAGTAAAATTAAAAAGAAAAAGGGTAAGGTGTATTTTACACCTGATACTGAAGCTGCAGTGTTAGAATATATTGCTGAACCTGATGTGTTAAAACGAAGTATTATCTATAAAGATCGTATTGAGTTTGCATTGGATAAAATGGCAGAAAGTATTATTAATACTAAAAAGTTTTCATATATTAATGAATCATTTTATGATATTAAGCATGAATTAGTTGCTCATATTTTATTAAACATAAGTAAAATATCTCCAGAAAAAGGTAGGGCATTTTCATACTTTACACGTTCTATGATTAATTATTTAATATTATGGAATAGGCGATGTGAAAGACGAATGAAAAATGAAATGTCAATGTCAGGTAATGATGATTCTGAAAATAGTTTTGCATTGGACATAAAAGATGAATCATATGATATTGATGAAAAAAATGATGATATATCAACATTCATACAACAGTTTATAATTTATCTTAAAGAAAATTCATATGAAATATGTAAAGGTAGAAAAAAATACCAAAATATATTATCAGCAATAATACACCTATTGGAAAATAAGGGAATGGACATCATTTCAAAGAAATCAATATTTGTATACATCCGCGAAATGACAGATGACACATCTCAAAACATCAACAGAATATTAAACGTAATGAAAAAAATATACCTAAATGCATATTCTTCATATAAAGAACATGGTTATTTAGATATGTCAAAAAAATATTATAATTAATCATTATACTCCTACAAGCAGGCGGTTATCGTAAGGTACCCGCCTTTTTTATTTATTTTTAGTACTTTCTTATATTTATATAGACAAGGTTATAATATAACAATTCAAGGAAAGTATGGATAAAGATACTACAATATTTGGTGAGATATCACTATCAAATATTTATGCAGATATTTATAATAGTTCTAAAAATAAATCAAGTCAAATAGACTTCTTTTTAGAAAAATTAAATAGTCTAATTAAACAACCACAAGATGCTATGATTATTGTACCTTTAATTAAAGAATATTTTGAGGTTGCGGTTGCTAATGATGGAAATATGGTTAAATTAGCAGCTATTATACAACGTATGATAAGTGCTATAAAAATAGGCGGAGGTGGTGAAACAGGTGCATTCACTGAAGATGAAAGACAAAGTTTAATTAAAGATATTAATGCCCAACGTGCATTAGCAAAATCAGTAGATACAAATGTTAGTAATAGATTAACAACATTAATTGATAAAGCGGATGCCGCTATAAAAGATTTAGAAGGTGAAAATGTAAATGTTTGAAAATAACAATGAATTAATAAGTAGTTCAACATTATCAAGTAAGTTACCACAGAATCAAAATGGTATTAAATCAAACATTGCAGAAGTAACTGATATTATATTAGATGAAAATCATGTACTTTATACGGGTCCAAATGACATTGGTAAGGCCGTTATAAATATACTTGATGGAAATCCTAATCCTGAAGGTGTATTAGCAACACCTGGGACTAAAAATATTTTTGTAATACCAATTATTGGTGAATTGGTAAAATTTTATTATATTTTAGATAAAGTATATTATGAAGCCCCTATTAGTTATATTGGAGATGTATTTGAAAATACAAGTAATAAGTTAGTTACTGGTGATAAAGTAACATCATCATCTACCAACATTTCAAACTTCAAATCAAGTGGCCCTAAACCAACGGTCGCACCATCATCAACACCAACAACGGATAATAAGCTAAATAAGCTAAATAAATCTAAACAGGTTGATATGGTCCCTGGAATGTTAATGATTCAAAGTAGGTTTGGAAGTGCTATGATATTTTCATACGATAAAGATGCAAGATATCAAAACATAACAATTACTAATAATGCATTGAACAATGATAATAGTATATTTATATGTGAGCAAAATGTCGAATTTAATGCATCAACAAATGGTAAACAGTATTATTATAATAATTTATCAGAACCTGTTTTTAAGGGTAAACAAATAATATTAAATTCAGATAGAATAATATTAAATTCAAATCAAAATGAAATTTCAATATTTTCAAAACGTAGTTTATATGGTAGTGCTAATGAAAAAATAATATTTGAATGTGGTGATAATATAATACTTTCTACAGCAAAATCAATTTCATTGAAAGCAAATAAAATTACCATTGGAGATGGTGCAACAATCCCAGCAGTTTTAGGAACAAAATTAACACAATTAATTTCTAAGATAATACAAGAAATGACTAAACTTACATTTGGTGCACCTGGGACACCACCTGTTAATTTACCTTCAATATTAGCATTGAATAGTGAAGTAACTGGAATATTAAGTAATAATGTAAAAATAATATAATTCATATATTTATTATAAAAAGGTTAAGAAAAATGGATGAAGCAAGATTTATAAAAATACTAAGAACTGTTGTTAGACAAGAGTTAGAAATAGCATTTAAGAAATTAGAAGAAAATAATATTCTTTCTGATGATAAAGATGATGTATTAAAACTTATTAATAATAACGTTCCAAGAGTTGGTCAAAAACAACAAAAAAAAGTACAAGAATCACAACGCCCTAAAATACAATTTAAGAATCCAGTATTGAATGATATCATGAATAATACTATAGATGATATTCCTGAAGGTGATACCGCTCCTAATGCATTAGATGCGATATCAGTAACAGATAAAAAATATGGTACATTTTTAGATAATGTTTTCAACAAAGATTATTCAGGTCAAATTTAATAAATGATAAGTAACCCATTAAGTATTAAATATCCTATAGAACCATCAAAAAAAGATGGATCTTTTAGTTTAAATTATACAACGCTTGAACATATAAAAACAAAAATAAGAATATTGTTTTCATGTGAAGAAAATGAAAGATATTTCAATCTTACTGGTATGTCATTAACAAAGTATTTATTTGAACAAAATGATGAAACTAGCAATAAGAAAATAAAAAAAGATATTATTGATAGCCTACGGACTTACATTCCAGAAATAACGGTTACTAATGTTACAATAGAAAAAATAACGGATCATGATACTCAAGTTTCAATAAACTTTATGTATTTTGGTACATCAGCAGTAGTTAAAATTAAAGTTTAAGGTATATGATAACTAAAGACATAAATAAAAACGTAAAATATATTAATAGAAATTTTGAAGATGTTAGAAATGCATTAATTGAATTTCTTAAAGTATATTTTCCAAATGAATTTACATCAATTTCAAATGAATCAGTTGAAATGATAATAGTAGAATTATTATCATATATAACCGATTTAACTGGATTTTATCAAAATGTAAAATTTACAGAATCATTATTCTTTTCGGCAACCGATAGGACTAATATTATAAATCAAGCACAAAGTCTTTTTGGATATAGACCAAAAGTAAGTGCACAATCACATGCACAATTTATGTTATATCAATTAATACCTGCTACAACAGAAATGCCTCAAAAACCAGATTGGAATTATTCGTTAATATTATCGGATTTACAAATAGGTGCAGATGGTAGCGATACGACATTTATTCCTAATGATGGTATAATTGATTTTTCAAATACATTAACAGATGGAACTGTAATATCGGAATATTCAAAAGGTAATGATGGAAGTGTATTGTTTTATTTATTAGAAAAACCAATAGCTGGAAAATCGGGTAGTATTGAAACATATACTTATGATGTAGGTAATGCTCAAAAGTTTTTAACTATAACAATACCTGATGATAATGTTTTAGAAATTATTGATGTTGTAGGTAGTGATGGTACAGTTTGGTATGAAGTACCATATTTAGCATATAATAAAATAGTGGATGATATTCCTGTAAAAAATGATTTAAGATATGCGCATGCGCAACATAATACACCTTATATATTAAACTATAAAAATGTAGATACTAGATTTATATCACGATTAGTTGATAATAAATTAATGATACAATTTGGTAGTGGTGTTACACAATTATCAGATATTGATATATTACCTAGCCCAAAATATATTGGTACCGCAACATTTAATAAAAATATAGACCCAAGAAATTTTCTATTAAATAGAAGTTATGGTTTAAGTCCAAGTAATGTTACATTAACAATTAGATATCTAAAAGGCTACACCGGAAATACAAATTTTGCGGCTGATAGTTTGAATAAGATAAAGAATGTTAATTTTATAAGTAATGGTGCTAATTTAATTGGTAGTGATTTACAAACATTTAATTATATTAAATCAACATTAACAGTAAACAATATAACAGCCGCAACTGGTGGAAGAGGACCTGAATCATTATATGAAATTAAGGAAAATGCAATTGCATCATATCCTACACAAAATCGTTGTGTAACTACACCTGATTATGAAATAAGAATTTTATCATTACATCCTAAATATGGTTCAGTTGCAAAAGTAAAAGTTGTTAATAATTCAAACTTAATAGCAACTACAAATTCACCTGATGAAACATTGAATAAATTATCAGTTTCTTCATTGAGTGCATTTTGTTTAGGATATGATGAAAATAACAATTTGGTACCATTATCAGATTTAATAAAAGGTAATATAAAAACATACTTAGATGAATATCGTATGGCTACTGATACTATAGAAATAAGAGATGCGTATGTTATTAATATAGGTGTTAATTTTAGTGTATCAATATTTGATGATATTATTGATAAAAAGGAAGTTCTATTAAAATGTATTACTGCATTAAAAGATTATTTTGATATTTCAAAATGGACAATTGGTCAACCAATTATTATTCATGAAATTTATAATCTATTAGCAGTTATCCCAGGTGTAAGATCTATAGTTGATATTGAGATAGTAAATAAATCAAGTATTGGTGGTTCACCATATTCAAATGTCTATTACCCAGATATAATGTCAAAGGCAAATGTAAATGGTGTAATTTATACGGCACTTGACCCATCTATTTTTGAAGTCAAATTACCAGACAATGATATTGTTGGTACAATTGTTAATTAAGGAACACAATGCAAATTATTTTTTATGTAGATAAAGATACTACTTTATATCATAGTCAATCATATGATAATAAAAATACAGGTGAAGATGAAATTTTAGAATTAACTAAAAGAAATATAAATATAGAACCTGTAATATCAAGGTCATTAGTATATTTTGATTTAGATAGATTATTTACAGCGTTAGGTAGAATGCCAGATAAGGTTGAATTGTCCCTACCTATTTGTATAGCAGGTGATCGCATTAAAGGTTTAACTTTAGAATGCTTCCCAGTTAAACATTATTGGAGTGAAGGTTTTGGTAAATTCACAGAAACAAAAATAAATACAAATGATTCAAATTGGTTATATTCCACTGATAATGTTGCTTGGGATGTTGCTGGAGGAGATGTAGCAAGTGTTAATCCAAAGACTTGTACAATTATCGAAAAGGTTAAAGGTAGATTAAATGAATCTACAATGTTAGAGGATCCAAAATTTGATATTACCGAATTTGTTCAATCATATTATATAAGTGGTTCATCAGATCTAAAATATGGATTTTTAGTTAAGTTTCAAGATGCCGTAGAATCAAATGATTCTGATTATGGAACTTTATGTTTTTATTCAAAACAATCAAATACAATATATAGACCAAAATTAAATATCTATTTTGATGATTATGTACGAGCTTTAGAGATTACCGATGAGGACACTATTCTATCATTAGTTACCGATGATAATTATGTACCATCAAATATTAATACATCTATATATGAGTTATCAGGTAATGTATTATTAAGTAATATTTTTATTTTTTATAAAAATTTATCTAAAGAATATTCCGCTAATGATGTTGTTGCAATACGACTTAATAGTAGACCAAAATGGCAAAGAGATTCATATAATTTATTTTTGGCCGATACACCTGTGTTGTATTTACCAACTGAATCTTTTTATGGTATATTTGATGCAGTAACCGATGAACAAATTATAGGTTTTTCGGAATATACAAAAATATCATCTGACATTGATGGTAATTATTTTAACATTTGGATGGACTCTTTAGTACCACAAAGAATGTATAAAATAAAAATAAAATTAACATATGGAAATAATTTACATATATTTGATAATAACAATACATTTATGGTTACTGACTAATGGGATTTGACCTTGATAAAATTAAAGATGGGACATATTTAACTCGCAGTGCAAATTTAGAACCTATTTTCTTAAATGATTCTAAACTTGATGCATCCGATATGTTATATGTGCATGCAGGAAACAACCCACCTTTTACATTAACACATATAGATGATATAGCGGAAGTTGTTAATACTGAATTACCTAATGATATTGAAGAAGTAAAAAAGGAAGATTATAAAAATTTATATTTAACAGGCGCAAATCTTCAAGTTAACTTAGAAGAAATTAAAGATAATATTGTACAATATAAACAATCATTTAATAATGAAATGCATAATGTTGGATTTGCATTAAATAAACCTAATACTTTTTATTACTTAAATGCAGCATTGAAATATATTTATAATTCATTACCAACACAAAGCGCAGGTATATTACCGGATCCAACGGCTTCAGCCGTAATACCAACTTGGGTTATAACACACTATTCAAATGATGAAATAATAAATTTTACAAGATCCAATGAAATTAACATTTCCGATAATATTAAACTTATACAAAAAACAGATGCTATAACATATATAAGAGATTTATTAAATAAAATATATTCATTACCTAGACCATTTTGCAATGGTGATGATAATATGTTTAATTATATATTTGATTATACTATTGAGAATAGTAATTATATTTTACGTAATCTTAATAATAACAACAATCTTTCATTATTTCAATATACTGGAAGTAGTGAAACTGGTTTTAATTTTTTACCTATTTCTAGAAATGCTAGTATTAATTATGATTTACCAACATATTTTTATATAAATGTTGTAGGGCAAATACTTAATAACTCAAATGTATTGTTAAGTACAAATGCATTAAATCTAAATATAAATTTCAAATCATACAATTTAGATTTATTTACATTAGGATATTATAATATAGGTAATTATTATACTGATGATATGTTAAAAGCATTCAATTATGGTTATGTAAAATATTATGGTGGAAATTATGTAAATGTTACATATGATGGTATTGATGATTTTATTTCATCTTTAGATGATGAAAGTGAAGTTGTTGTTTTAGATTATCTAAATCATTTATTGTCAATTTTTAAAGCAATGTCTAATAGGTTATTTAAGAATTTAACAAATAAAATATATCTTAACTCTACATTTGAAAGCTATTTCTTTGGTAATGATAATTATATAGATATTGTATGGGCACCCGAAGTAAGATATACTCGTGGTATTTATTGGAGCTCAAGCAAAACTGTACGTCCGCTATTGGCACCGGTGTTAGTATTAAATGATGGTATAATAGAAACTACAAATTATATTAAAATGAACACTAATATAATGAACACTCATTATAATGGTAGTAATTTAAGTAATTATTTTTATAACATTCCTGGGATTGGAATAGATTCTGCATTATTTAATAGGGATACTAAATTTAATGGGTCATTTGAAACTTGTGATGAAGATACAGGTTATGATTGTTTAGCTTTACAGGTAAAACAAGAATCTATGAATAGTGATAGATTACATACAATAATAGAATATATAGGTTCTCATGAAGGTACGTTTATAGTACGTGCCACAGGTAATGGTTCATTGGATGAAAATGGTTATAGGTCCAATAATGGAACTTGTTATTATAGTAATAAAGGATATGTACCATTTTTTGGAATAAGACCTACTGATGAAATAAAGGATTTTGCTTATTATGATTTATTAGAAAACTTTCTAAATAAATATAAAATACGTTCAAAGGATGAAGCATTTTCATGGTTATTAGATACTCGTAATGAGTCATCAAATTTTTATAATATTAATTTAGGTACTACATATTATATGTCAAGTACTTCAGGAATAATAGCAAATAGCAAATGATAACAGAAACAACTGAAATAATAGCTGACAAATTCAGTATAGATGATTCTGATTTTAATACGGAATTTGAAGTTGAACATATATTACATGAAAAAGATGTAAAATATATTTATGTAACATCAAGTCAATATTTGAATGATAAATATAATTATGATGAAGTGTCAGGTGCCGTTGCTAATTTATTAAATAATCAAAAGGATATTTATTCAGAAAATAAAACAACAAATTTTGAAATATTGCGTGATACTAGAAGTGATATAATAGACTTTAATATGTCATTACCAAACAATCCATTGGGATTAGTTGAAACATATAATCTCATTCCATCAAAAACAAATATTAGCCCATTTAATTATACTTCATCATTAATTAATACTATGCGGTATGCAGGTACATTATCAAATGAATCAAAACAAATAGCAGAATATATAAATAATAGTTCAAGATTTGAAAGTGCATTTAATCTAAATACATCACAATCAATGTCAGATTTTACTGGTAATTTAATTTCAAATATATTAACGTTACCATATCCATTTTGTAATGGTGATGCTGAAGTTGCTGCAAAATTATTTAGACCATTCTTTATACCATATTCTGATAGTGAATTAAATGATCTAAAGGAAGATGATAGATATTTTTTAATAAAATTTATTAATGAAAGATATCTTAAAGATCCATATATGAAATCAATACCAACAAATTTAAAGACAGTATTACATTTCGATACTTATGGTATATTATCATCTTCATCTAAGCGTTCTAATCATAGAGATGGTTTTCCTCCAATTAATTATATTACACCAACTACACAATCAAGTAATATTTCATTTGCAAATATGACTAAAGATAGTATGTGGATTACTTGGACTAGAGGTAATGGTCATGACCATTATATTTTGTTAAATACTATAAATGAATTTACTGACCCTATAAATGGTACGGATCCTATAGCAGATTCTCATTATAAAGGTTCAGGACAGCAATTAATATATGATGAATATTTTCCTCAAGATGGTGCTTTTAAAGTAACCGGATTAACTGAAGGTACAGAATATTATTGTAGAATATATGATAGATTAGGAAGTGGCACTGACACTGGATATAATCTAGATACAATGACACTAAATCCTAATGGAGTTATATTAAAAAATACATCACTAATTACAACACCACCAACAAAACAAGCATCAAATTTGAATTTTACAAATTTAACATCTGATAGTGTTACTATAAATTGGTCTCGTGGTGATGGTGAAAAATGTATGGTTATATTTGGTGTCCAAGAACTATATGACCCACAAGATGGAGCTACTAATTTTAATTTTAGTAATGTATTTAATTACGATACCGCAAATGGATTTGATAATGGTCAATTTGTATACATTGGTACTGGAACGACGGTAACGGTAACAAATTTAATGCCAAATAAAATATATCAATGTAGAGTTTATGAATTTAATGATAATGGAAATCCCTCAAATGGTAAATATTTAAGAACATTAACAAATGATAATAATAAAAATGTTACATTATCACCACCTATTATTGTACCTATTAACGTACCAACTATTCAGGCATCCGATATCATCGCAAATGTTTCATCAAATGGTAGAGTACAATTATCATGGACTCGCGGTAATGGTAATGGTTGTGTTGTAATTCTATCAACATTTTTTAACGGTGGTGTATGGTTAAATGGTAATACTGATGAAGTTGATTCATATCCAATAATAGCAGATTCTTCAATAAGTAGTAATGTTTCTGAAATAGTATACTCAGGTAATGAAAACACTGTTATATTATCAAAAGTAATTGATGGTATGAATTATTATTGTTTAGTATTAGAATATAATACAAATGGTACTGAAGTTAAAACATTAAAAACATTAAATAATAATTCATCAAATACTAATCATTTTGTAGGTGTTAATAATACAAATCAAAGCTTATATCCAAAGACACAATCATATAATATAATGACAGGTTCATCAGGTTCTGATTATGTTGATATTATTTGGGATAGAGGTGATGGTAATAGATGTATATTATTAATAAGTGATATAAACAATCCACAATGCCCGTTAGACGGTAATTATATTGTACCTAATTCAATATACACATCAGGTACACAGGTTGTTTATAATGATTATCATCGTCTAACAATTGGTGGTGATAATAATAAAGCAAAAGTTACCGTGACAGGTTTAAAAGAAAATGTAAGATATTATGTTAAGGCTGTTGAATATTATGGAGCTCCGGATATTGAATGTTTTTATTTAACAAATATTGGATTTTCTAATCCAATTAATTTTACATTAGTGTCTAGTGTAAAGGTACCTGAAATTCAAATAAGTAATATTGCATTTAATACAATGAATATTGATAAGATGAATATTACGTGGAATAAAGGTCATGGTGAAAAGCGATTGATAATAATGAGCAAATCCAATACTATAAATGATCCTAAAGATGGTGAAGATATTATTGGAAATTCAACATTTGGTAATAATAATCAACAAGTAATTTATAATGGTTTAGGTGAAACCGTAAGTGTTAATGGTTTAATAAATGGCACTACTTATTATGTTAAAGGATATGAATTTAATGGTTCAGGAGCAAATACCAAGTATTTATTAGAAAATGCGATTGATAATCCAAAAAGTACTACATTCATATCAGGTGTAAATCCACCAAATGAACAAGCAAGCGGTTTAACATTTACTGATATAACAGATCATGCAATGACGGTACATTGGGAACGTGGTAATGGTGAAAAATGTTTAGTTGTTATTAATAAGAATAATAAATTTGATACTCCTCCACTTAATGGAACGGATCCTGTTAAATTTAATAATGTTTCATCTAAATATGATAAAAATTTAACACAACAATTTATATATGGTGGAACTGGAACATCCGTTAAAGTAACAGGTTTGGCATCAGGTACTGAATATTACTTTAAAGTTTATGAATATAATGGTAATGACCAATTTACAAAATATTTGGTAAATGATAGTAATGATAATCCTAATTCTGAAAAAACAACAGGAATATTAATATCAACAGCAAATGGATATGATTATACATTAGAGTATACAGGATTAGTATCTTTAAGTAATCCATTGATTTTTATAGATAATGATACAACACCTATAACACTTGGTGACTATCTAAGATCATGGTATCCTTATAATCAAATATTACAAATGTATGATTCAAATAGTACATATATGCCTATATTTGGTACAAATGGAAGATACAATTATCACACCACTTCATCGGTGCATGTTGAAGATTATGGACTATTTATAAAGGATTATTATAATACATATTATAGTGAAATAATTAAAAATGATACTAATATTTTATTGGACATTTTCAAGTATATTGCATCGCTTTCTATAAAATATAGAACATATGATATTACTGCATTAAAGTCATTTTATGAAACATCTAATTATTATTTAATACCACATCAAACTGATGATACTTTATTATTAGAATATTCTAAAACTGGTGATGTTTTAATACCTAATCAACCAAATACATATACATATATTGGTGAAAATATTTATGTAAATAATGTTACAAATAAAATGATATTATGGCATGGTGATATTTATATAAACAAACAATATGTTGAAAGTACTAATGCTAATGTATTATATAATGAATATATTGATGGTTACATACAAGTTGATAGAAATCTATTAAATTATAATACATTTATGGACGAGTCAATGAAAAATGATGTACATGATAAAATCAATACATCATTAAATGTACCATATAAATTATATAATAAATTTCAAGTTTTTGATTTTTGTATAGATAGTAATAATACAAAATCAATTACATTTGGAATGAAGTATAATTCAACTATTAAATTTTTGGATAAATAATGGCTAACATGACTGAGACATATTCTATAACAAATAAATTACATTATACTATTGTATTTTTAGATGCAGGTATATATGAAGGTTTTATTGATTATACGAGTGCACCTTTCAAAGATTTTATAACATTAACTATTCTAAATGATAAATCAGTAGACATTATAGCCGATATTCCATTATTATTTGATAACTTAAATATATTTGATGAAGGTCAATGTAATGTACAATTTCAATTATTTGGTACATATGAATATGAATTACCAGTATATGATAAAGATGGAAATGTTACATATGTGCATACATTATTAAATGCACAAAATTTGAAAGTAAAACAAATTTCAAATTCAAAAGTTGAATTGGTTATAAATTCTGATTATGAAATAAATGATATTATAGTAAATGCATTAAAAACAGAATTTAATTCATATGTTTATAATAACGGTAGTTTTTATCTAATATTAAATGCAAAGAAAACGAATACATCATCCACAACAGTAGGTATAGTTAATAACATATCACTTCTATTAAAATTAGAATCTGAATATGACCAACGTGTAAATACTTCATGTGAAATTTATAAAGCATTAAGTGCAGTAACATCATTAGATATAAACTATTATATAAAATATGATCCTCCTGTTATTACTGATACTAGATTAGCATTAACACCACAAACAAGTGTCGGTAGTTCGATTATTGATGTCAATAATAATTATAATTATAATCAATTGACATCAGGTTCAAAATATGATATAGAAACATATTTTAATATAAACGACTCAAAATACGTCCATGATGCCGTTGGTAATATTGACTATTCTAATTTATCAAATTTTTCATTTTTTGGTTCTGCTGAAAGTAGAATTAAAATATTCATGAATAAAATAATATCATTGGAATATTTATCATCCATACCAACATCATCGGTTAACTATTCTGCATCTTTGGATGAAATAAGTTCACTAAAATCAAAATTTGATGCATATGAAAGATATTTATATTTTGAAATTGATGAACAAGTTAATAATGAATATACTATACAACCATATCCAAAAGATGGTTCAACATTATTACCATTATTATCAACCAATATAATAGTTAAAAATTGGTTAAGCGGATCATTAAATGTTGCTATAAATTATGATAATGATAATATGAATAGATTGATTTATGGTATACCAACACAAATTTATGATGACTCTAATAATATATCACTTGTTAAATTAATAGATATGTGTGGCCATTATTATGATCATATGTATAATACGGTAAAATATTTTGATTTATATAACTTTGATAATAGATTAAATAGTGGTAATGATCCAAATAATATTAATTTACTTTTATATAATTTTGGATTTAATCCAACTCCAAAAATAGATTCAAATGATACTACATTATATGATAGTATTAAAGAACAACAAATTGAAACGGTATTAAATACCTTAGGATAATATGAATTATTTATCACAATCATTTAGAAACTCTGATTTAGAAATTAAGAATCGTATTCTTAATAATCTTTTATATATGTACAAATCTAAAGGTACTATAAATTCATTACGAATGTTAATGGCTTGTTATGGTGTACCTGAACATATGTTAAAGATTAGAGAGTTTGGTAATTCACATGCCGCTATTAAAAATTTTAGTAGAGAAAAAGTAACATATTATAAACATTATTTATACGGTCAAAATACATCACAAAATATTGATTTTTATTTATCAGGTATAACGGATGTACATCAGTATACTATGTTATTCAAACCTGAATTAATGGAACATGGTGATATATTTACATATACTAATAGTGACGGTGATTTAATGTATACATTATCATGTCATAAAGAAAATGGTAATTATATATCATTCAAAAATACCATAACTGATGTAGATACATCAACAACAGTACAAAAGATATCATCACATATAAAATGGTATGAAGGTATTACTATTTTAATTGAAATAAATCAACCTGAAGATGGTAATGTTAATTTTTCGTATAGATATTTAGACCAACTTACACAAGATGTTGAATATATATCCGATAGTGGTGTAATTGCTAGTTCAGGTGGAAATGGTTTAATGGATGGTGCACATGTTATTATAAATTTATCACCACATTATGGTTTAGCAGAATTACGGTTATTTGCAGGTATATGTAATTTTGAAACACTAAATAAACATATAATGTTTCAAGATTCTATATTATGTGAAGGTTATTTTAATAAAGATACGACTGCATTATTGGATAGATATTCATTAGATAAACCACAAGATTTACATTTAACTTCATCTATATTTAATGATTCTACAAACAGTGATTATGCAGGTGAAGTTGCAATTGCAAATAATTTTACATCATCAATGTCATATCCTTATGGTTATCAATTAAAACCATATACCGCATTTATTGATTATCCTAATACATCTATTGCACAATTATCATCGGATAATATTCAAATAGTAAGTACAAATAATGATATAAATACATTAACACAATTATCATATGATTCAAGTATTACTGATTTTTCAAATTCAATTACATCACTACCATATTTAGGTATATACCTATCACCAACTGATTTTATAAATGAAAATATAATAAAGAATTTGGCAATATCAAATTATGATGATTTACTTGCAGATCCCGCCGATTATTATTCTGATTCATATTATGCTCTAGATGAAATAAGAAAACTATATATAAATAATTTTAATACAATTGATATTAAAGAATTTATTGATTATATTAATAATTTAGATCCTACAATGTATAGTGCATTAACTCAATTTATACCGTCAAGAGTTATTCCATTATTTGGTTTATTATTTGAACAATCTATGGTTGAACGAACAAAACCTAAACATATTAAACCAACTGCTCAATTATTAGATAATTTTGTTGTTTTAGATACTAAACCTAAAAATAATATAGGTTATAATATAAATGATTCGTTTGGTTTAATTAGGACATCTATAAATGTACAAAGTGCATCATATAATGATATATCTAATATGTTACCTATAGGATTAAATATAAATTCATCATTTGATGTTGGAAATGATGTAAAAACAACAATAAAAATAAATGAAATTAATAATACACAATATTTATTTATAAATGGTTTTATAAGCAATGTACTATCAGCAAGTATTGATGATACTCAATATTTTTCAACTTCTGCTGATTTTATGAATATTGGGTCAATGTATGTTGATATTGATACAAATGCAATAATATTTAATGATATTAGAAGATATGCAGAAAATCAAACATATACAACATCATATCCAAGTAAACATATTATAAGTAATAATTTTTACTTAGAAGGTGACAAACGAATGAGATTTACAGGATGCTTAAATGATGCATCAACGTCATATAATGGACAAAGTCCTATCATTGTAAATGATACATATGATACACAATTACCATTAATAAATTAAAAACATAATAAGGAAATTACATTATGGGCTATATAGCAAATGATACATTAACAATAGATGCTATCCTAACACGAAGAGGTCGTGAGTTGCTTTCACAAAGTAACTTTAAAATAACAAAATTTTCAGTTAGTGATGATGAAGTTGATTATAGATTATATAATAATACATCAAATTCAGGTTCATCACATTATGCAGATGCTATAACAAGTATGCCTGTATTACAAGCAATTACCGATGAAACAAAATTAATGAAATATAAATTAGTTAATGCAAATAAAGGACAATATAAACAAGCTATCGTTTCTATAGGTGCAACAACTATAAGAGTTCCTGCAATTACAACATCTCATCCTACACCTTGGGCATTGCTTGAAGTTGTACCAAGTACATCAAATGGTAATAATGATACATACACAATGCAAATTTCAGATGATACTTATTTAGGATTATATGATAATGAAGGTAATTTGAGTGGTAAATCATCAACAGGACCATCATTCATGTTAAGAGGTAAAACTCTACCAGCAGGTCAATCTTCAGTAACGGTTCAAGGAACAATAACTGGAAATGATGACGGTGGTGTAATTAATTTTTCAATTTTAGTATATGATAAATCATCACAAGCTGGTGATATTTTAGTTTAACACGGAGAAATATATAAATGACAAATCCTAATATAAATAGTAATGGTACTTTACCATCACCTTTACCAGTAGTAAGATCAACAAACTTTAAAACATTGGATCCTGATACTGATGTTATTTACGGTACACCAACTAAAACATCATATGCTTTATGGGCAGCCGGTTCATTAGGTTTAATAAATACATTTACCGTAATTACAGGATCATCTGAACATTATAGAAATATAACAATAACAGGTTCAACAAATTCATATGAATATTCAATTGCATTTGGACATGTTAATGGTAGTGGTTCAAATAATGCAGAAACGGCAAGTGGAATTTATTTCACAAAAACGGTTTATGACCAATTTAGAAATTTATTGCTAAGTTCACCAACATCATTATTTAATGATGGTGATAGTCCAATGACATCAGTTTTATTCATTTCAATAAATAGAAATAATATTAAACAACGCCTTGACCCAGGTAATTGGGAATTACATTTATCTGGACTTATAACAGGTTCAGGTGCAGCTGGTAGTAAAACTATTAGTTTGATTGATAACAGTGGTGATTATACAAATACAAATAATGCATATGCATCACAATATCAAATAGTATCAGGTTCGAACGGTGTTGCATTTAATTCAGGTGGTTATGTTTATGGTTTAGTTTATCCTGATTATGGAATTATAGCATTAAATGCTAGCAAATTATTTTATTCTGCATCTGCAGATTGGCAAGCAGAAACAATTGCATCAAGCGGTAGTTCAAATACAAGTTGGTTGAACTTAGGAATTGCTGGACCTACTAGTGTTATTAAAGCATATAGTATGGATATGTTTTGTACTGCATCTTTAAGTGGTTCTTACTTTTCAGGTAGAAGTTTAGATACTGTTAACTCTCAATATTATTTCATTCGTATAATGAATAAAGATTTTAACTATAGTGTTAATCCTTCATTCTTCACTGCATCTGGTGATTTATTATACAATGATTTTAATAGTGATCCTCATGTGTTTATGACAAGTGTAGGATTGTATGATGATAATAATGAATTGTTAGCAATTGCAAAATTATCAAAACCAATCGAAAAAACATTCACAAAAGAAGCTACATTACAAATTAGACTGGATTATTAATGATCTATAAATCTTTCGTTGGTGCTGATAAAATTGAAAATTATCAGCACTACGGATATAAAAGTCAACAATTTGTTTATACTGACTTTTTAATTACTGGAAGTGGTATGTATACCATATATGCGACACTACATCCTGAATTATCTATGTCAAATTTCAATCCTAATAATCCTAATTTCATTTCAAAAGCAATGTATAATAAAATTGCTACACAATATGAAATGAATGAATTGTTTACAAATCCAATTATTTCTGATATAGTATTACCACCTAATGATTCATCAATTGTTGGTTATAGAATGATATCTTTATCTCATGATGTAATTGGTGATGGTATAAAACCAGAATCAATAAGATTAACTATAAATGTTTCAGGTTCAGGACTTGAGCCTTATGATGGCGGTGTAATACATTTATTTGATGATGGTAATAATAACATATACACTATGGATGCATTCAAAATATTATATGAAAGTGATTTTTATAATAGTGTTAGTGAATGGATTCCATTAGATAAACAAAAATCATCAATTTCTTTAGATTCAAATAATGGTGCATTACGATTAAATGTTAACGCAACCGGTTCTACAAATCAAGGATTAAAAATACCAGATGAATTTATTGCTAACCTAAATACTTCATCATCGATGATACTTTCATTTGAATGCATGGCAACTGGTGATTTTGTTGGTAAACAAATTAATAGTAATATTGGTTCTCCGGTATTATTAAGTGGTATGACAACCGCATCATTAGATAATATGTGGCAACGAAATGTATACTATTTTAATAGTGGTTCAGCTGCATATTCATTTAATCTAAACTTCAGCGGTTCAACAATAAACAATGGTACATTTAGTATTAAAGATGTTACAATGTATTATGCAAATGGTACTGCATCAGCCGATAGTATTTATGTAGGTAATGTTTCATATGAAAGTGGAATGATATGTTTATATGATAAAGTTGGACAAATACCTTATGGTGATTATTTTGATAAATATAATAGTATTGTAGATTTTAAGTCTACTGTATTATGTTCTGAAAATAATTATATTATAAACATTCACCCAGGTGAGTTTAATAAGTCAAACAATCCAACATCGGCAACATTTGATAATGAAACTGGAATATCGGATGATACATTTAATAATGAATATCCAACATTTATATCATGTATAGGATTATATAATGATGTAAACGAATTATTGGCAATTGCAAAAGTTCCATACCCACTAGAAAAAAGTAAAAAGTTTCATACTACATTTGTGGTAAAATTAAATTATTAAAGGTTATATATGAAAACTAGGTCCGCAAAAAATAAAGGACGTCGTTTACAAGTGTTTGTACAAAACACACTAAGAGAAATATATTGTAATGAAACAACTGAATTAATAGAAGAAGATATTGCATCTAATATTATGTCAGAAAATGGTGTTGATGTTAAATTAACTCCTGCCGCAAAAAAATATATTCCTATGGATATTGAATGTAAGAATGTTGAAAACTTAAATATTTTTACAGCAATGGAACAGGCTACCGCAAATTGTAAAAATAACAGAATACCTGTTGTTATATTTAGTAGAAATAGATTTCCTGAGTTTATATGTTTTCCATATAATAAAATTTATGTATTAAATGAGAATGTAATACATAAAGAAATTAAGTCAGGAAATATCTGGTTACATGTACATAAAGATACTGATAGTTTTAGTTTTACAATGAAAAATAATATATATTATATTATGAATTATAAAAGCTTTTTAAAGAGGTTTTGTTCAAATCCATATAAAATTACAGTCCAACAATAAAAAGCATCTGGTCATCATCTGAGAGTGCCATTTATGCATTGATTTGGGATAGTTGTGGTTAATTTTAACAGAACCTGAAAAATTATGATTTTTGTGAATATAATTTGTGAATATTACAATATATTTATTTTTAACAAATAATAGGTTATAAAATGTACATACATACCACTCCAGTGTGGATAGAAAAATCAATAGGTATTGAACCCATAGCAGTTAATTATGATGGTGATATTATTGAATTTTTAGTACCTCATACATTTATATTAAATGATAATCATATTTATGAATTAAAATATTATTTTAATTATGATAGATTGGAAATTTCTGCATTAATGAATGTTACGGATAATATATATTTGAAAATTACAATGCGTTCTAGAACGTTCAATTCAAGTGATTCGGAATAGTTTTTATGTATGAAGTTCAATCACTCCTTGAAGCCGCTATAAATCAAAAAGGCATTCTTAAAGGAAATGAAGTTATGTTTTGGTGTCCAAAATGTAATAAGTCATTTTCTAATAAAAAGATGTCTATAAATATAAATCCAAAATCTCCAAAATATGGACATTGGCATTGTTGGGTTTGTGAAAATGATAGCGGTACTCGTGGTAAACGAATTAAAACTTTTTTTGATTTATATAAAGTAGATCCTACATATTATCATAAGTTAGATTATGATTATGTACAAAATAATGGTTCACCAAAAATACCAGATCATAGACAACGATTAGTAGTAAATTTACCTGCCGAATTTATATCACTTAAGAATCCAACAAAAGGTGATACATATAAAATAGCTATGGCATATTTGAAAAAACGTAATATTACATATTCTGATATAATAAAATATAATTTAGGATATTGTGATGTAGGCCCATTTGCAAATATGATTATTATTCCATCATATGATTCATTTGGTAAATTGAATTATTTTGCTGGTAGATCATTAGAAAAATACACTCGCTTCAAATACAAATATCCTGAGATTGATAAAAGTTCAATAGTATTTAATGAACTATTTATAAATTGGGATGAACCTGTGGTTTTGGTTGAAGGACCATTTGATTTTTTAGCAACTAAAATAAATACTATTGCATTATTAGGTAAAAGTATTTGTGATGATATGAAAGAACTGTTGGCTGAAAAACGTATAAAGGAAATATATTTATGTTTAGATTCGGATGCAATGAAAACTGCAATAAAGCATACTGAGTACTTTATTAAAAGAGGTATAAAAGTATACTTTATTGAACTTGATAAAAAGGATCCAAGTGAATTAGGATTTAATAAAATGAAAGAATATTTATTATCAGCAACACCGGTTGGTGTAAATGATTTTAGGAAAATGTTAATGCTCAAACTAAAGGCAACAAATAAGGTTAATTAATGGATTATATTAAATTAAATATAAAAAGAGATGTTAAAAAAATAATTCATCTTGCTGATATTCATATAAGACAATATAAAAGATATGAAGAATATGAAGAAGTATTCAAGGAAATGCATAATGAAGTTAAAAAACATTATGATGAAAATACATTAATTGCCGTACTTGGAGATGTTGTTCATTCTAAAAATGAACTATCACCTGAGTTAGTTGAATTAACTGCTTATTTTCTAAAATCATTATCAGATATAGGTCCTACAATATTAGTTGCAGGAAATCACGATGCAAACCTTAATAATAAAAATAGAATAGATTCATTAACACCAATTGTTAATTTAATAAGTAATGATAATTTATTTTATTTAAGATCATCTGGACTATACACGGTTGGTAATTTATGTTTTTCGGTTATGTCAGTTTTTGATGAAATGACTCATTATATAAAAGCTAAAGATATTGATGACAAATATGTAAAGATTGCATGTTATCATGGTCCTCTTAATGGTGTAAAGAATGATTCTAATTATACACTATCAGGTAAGATGACTAATATGTTTTTTACAGGATATGATTCGGTATTATTAGGAGATATACATAATAGACAAATAGTATCAAAAAAACCACTGATAGTTTACCCTGGTAGTTTATTATGCCAAAATTATGGTGAACATCCAACGGATCATGGATTTGCTGTACATGATATTGATACTATGACATGTACATTTGTTGATGTTAAAAATGATTATAGTTATTATACAATAGATGTTGATGATTCTTTAGTTATACCAAAAGTTAATATACAATCAAAACATCCAAGAATACGTGTTAGATTTAAAGATGTTAAGTTAGAATTGATTGCTGGAACTTTAGATGTTATAAAAAGAACATATCATCCATCGGAATTAATATATGTTAAAAATAATACGGTAGCAAATAATTCAGTTTTTAGTAAAAATCAAATATCTGATATTTCAAATATTAAAAATGTTGAAGTACAAAATAAATTTATACAACGTTTTCTAGATAAAAAATATAAATTATCTAAAGATATCGTTCAAGGCATATTGGATGTAAATCAAGAGACAAATGCTAATGTAAAGTTAGAAACATTCTTTAACACATCAATGTGGAATCTTTTAGAATTTCGTTGGTCAAACATGTTTTCTTTTGGTGAAGATAATTATATTAACTTTACTGATATGAATGGTGTTTATGGTTTATTTGGTGCTAATGCTACAGGTAAAAGTAGTTTTAGTGAATCATTAGCTTTTGCATTATTTGATAAAACATCAAAAGAATCTAAAATGATTAATTTATTAAATGTTAGAAAACAATCTTTCAAATGTTCAATAACGTTGGAACATTGTGGTAAAAAATATTTAATAAGAAGGGTTGGTACAAAAAATAAAAAAGGTACCGCCTTAAAATATGAAATTGATTTTTTTGAATATGAAGGTGATAAATTAGTATCATTAAATGGTGAAGATAAATGGGGTACCAATAGAAATATAAGATATATAATTGGTGACTTAGATGATTTCTTATTATCATCATATAGTGTACAAAATGATAATCTAGGATTTGTTAATAAATCAAATTCAGAAAGAAAAGATATATTATTAAAATTCTTAGGATTAAAAATATTTGACTTATTATTTGATATTGCAAATGTAAAGTTAAAAGAATATAATGTATTATTACGTGACATTGATATTGATGCAATTTTAGATGATAAGTTAAAATTAGAAAAGCAAATAAGTATCATACAAAATGATATAGATAAAGCAAATGAATCTAGTATAAATGTACAACAACAAATAATAGATACTAAAGATAATATACTTAATACCCATAAAACTCTTATACAAATTAATGAAAATGAAAATGTTATTGATACTATGCAAATTACAAATGATTTGGAAGCATCAAAGTCAAAATTAAGTTCATTGGAAATTCAATTAAAAGATAATGAAATTAAGATATTAAAATATAAAGAAGCATATGATATTGCTCAGGATGCTTTAGTTGATAAAGACATTATAATTAAAAAATATCAAGAATATTTAATTGATGAATCACAGTACAAATCGCTTAAAAAACAGCTTGATATTAATAAGATTGATTTAGATAAATTAGAAAAAGAAGTTGCAACCGTTCATGAACTAGAATATGATCCAAATTGTGAATTTTGCCAAAAGAATTTTGGTTATCATTTTGATTCCGTTACATCAAATTATAAGTCACGTAAAGAACGTTATAACGATATGCAAAATGAATGTAATGACGCATACACTCGTATGATTAGTCATGATAATATAGTTGACCAATACGGTACCGTTAATTCTATAATAGATAAAGTCCCAAGAATAACAAAGGAAATTTCATTACTTAATGATTCAATTGCAGCTACTAAAGCAGCTATAATAAAACATGAAAAACAAATAATAGATTGGACAAATACTTTATCAGAATCAAAAGCAATTGCGGCAGCACAACTAAATAATAAGAATGCAAATGATAAAATAAAAATATTAGAAAATAGATTAAAAGATGAAGAGTCTAGACTAAATGTATTAAAGACTAAAGTCATGGATAGTCTAATGAAAATGAATCAAGTATCATCAAAAATAGATGATTATTCTAAAGATATTGATAAACATGCAAATATGGCCTTTAACAAAGAATGTCAATCAATGTATTGTGATATTGTTAAAAGAGATGGTATACCTTATGAAATAATTTTAGATATCTTACCTCAAGTCGAAGTTGAAGTTAATAATATATTATCACAGATTGTTGATTTTTCTTTACTTATATTACCTGATGAAAATAAAAACATCAATATTTATATAGTATACGATACGGAGCGCTATTGGAATCTTGATCTTGGTAGTGGAATGGAAAAGTTTATTTCATCATTAGCATTAAGAATTGCATTAACAAATCTATCAAATTTACCAAGACCTAACTTCTTAATAATTGATGAAGGTTGGGGTAATCTTGATAGTGAAAATATAGGTTCAATACAAAGGTTATTTGATTATCTTAGAAGCAAATATAAGTTTATATTAGTTATAAGTCATATTGATTCGATAAAAGATTCCGTAGATAGTATAATAGATATTAAATTAAAGGATACTTTTAGTAAAATAGAATATGGCAACACTAGCACAACAATTACTTAAAAATAAATTAGTTGAAAATTTACACTTAATTGATGCAGTAGAATCTAATGCATTTGTAATTTCTGGCCTACCTGCGGAATGTTCGTATGGTAGGCATTCTTTTTTATTATACACTAATGATGATAGTGTAAATGGTAAAATACAAATACAATTAGAAATATTAGATTCGTTACAAAATAGAGTCGATTATAGTTATGAAAATTATAAAGAATCTAATAAAATATTAGTTACTGTTATTATTGATGAACCACTTGAAAATGGTAATGCAACTATGACTTTAATTTTTAAGAATAAAAACGGTGATACGTTAAAACAATATCATTATTTTAATATAAACAAATCAACACAAAATACATCAACACTTCGATTTGCAACAAATCCAATAATAAATGCAAACGTTATTAAAAAATATGTACAAGGATATGATTATAATAGATTTTCACAATCATTAAATGTAACAAATTCATATACAGAATTAATTGATAATGCCCCAGAACGTCGTATGATTAAATATAAGGCCGATGTTTATAACACTGATTATACATATATAAACCTCTTATTACCTGATAATTTAACAAGTAGTCAACAAACTTTAGTTGGTGCAAAAGTGACTATACCTGATAGTGCTTTTTCATATTTAGGTTCAAATTATATAACATCTTCATTTACAGCAACTATACAATCATATGTTTCAGCAGGCCCATCAAATTATTATAAATTTAAGTTAAATGCAATACCAAAATCATACAATAATACAGATGGATTATATTATAATGTTACCGCATCTACACACACTACATTTATAGAATATTTTAATAAATCAACAGATATAATAAATACTATAAATTCATATTATAATAATTATGTAAGAATAACTGCTGATAATCTAAAATTACTATCAGGTAAAATTGATTCAATTGATGTTTATAAAAAATCATATATGAATGATCATAATTCATTTGAATTTGTCTATTCATTTGATACTTCAAAATTTAACATATTACAATATACATATAATACACTATCATATGATGCAGGTAATTTTTCAAACTATTTTTCAGGATCTTTATTTGATACATCAAAATTTAATAATATTTGGAGATTAGGTTATAATCAAGTAATTGATTCTACATCATTAATAAACACAACATTAAATAATGATTATTTTTCAAATGCATTGTGTATAAATAATAGTGATAACTTATTTTTATCAGGTTCAACATTTCTTATGTTAAACAATAACATAGAATTAGTTCCACATTCTAATTATGAAATTATTTATGATTTTGCTGCTGATTATTCATCAACCACATCTAACACATCATTTAATTGGAATGTTAGTATTAATAATCAAAGTTATAATAGATTATATAATGATATTGCAACACCAATTATTAAAACAATGATAAAAATAAATGAATCAATAAAGTTTAATTCTGAAAATAATACATCCTTATCATTAGGATTTTGGGGTCATATTGATAACTTTACTAGTTCATCAATGTCATTAAGATTAGGTAATATAAAGATTCGTAGAATTGATGCATATTCTGGATTTAATAATACTAATTATATTTTTGATGTACCTATAAGTAATACAAATATAGATGCAACTATTTTTAAGTTAAAGTATAAAAACACAATAGGATATTCTTCATTTGAAAGTGATACATTATTACCTCTAGTAAATAATAATTTAAATGATACATATTTAGTTTCAAATGCATCACATGTTGCAAATAGAGGAAGTATACATTATACATCATCAGGAACAACAGATTATTATATTAATATAAATGATTATACACTAATATATTCCGGTTCATATAATATGAATTATTATTTACCTGAATATGCATATTATGGTAAAGAATATTATATAAAATCATTAGGGCCTGGGAAAATAACAATGACACTTGGTACTGCATCTGCTAATTTTTTTGAAGATGAATCAGGTTTTGATACAGCCGGTCCAGATATTTTCCCAGGTGAAAATTATACATTTAAGTTTATAAAAAACAATAATAATAATGCTTGGGTTGTAACTAATAAATTTTTAATGACAAGTAGTTATGCTAATATGTTTGGAATTGGTACATCTAATACAAACAGTACATTACAATTAAGTGGTTCATTTGGTGTATCCGTATTAAAAACAACAAATAATATAGCATTAGGAATTGACCATTATTTTGTACTATGTGACACATCAGCAAATAATATATTAGTAAATCTACCATATGCACAAGACTGTTTTGGTAGGATTTATGTAATTAAAAAAATATCAGGATCATATACGGTAACAATATCTGGAGTTTTAGGTCAATTAATTGACAATTCCAGTTCACAAACAATAACATCGGCATATACATCAATAAGTATTATTTCAGATGGTGCAAACTGGTGGATAACATAGGAGATATAATATGTCATATATAGAAGATATAAGAATATCATCTGCAAATTCAATGTCAACAGATGCTTTTGGTAGATTTAGAGTATCAGAAGCGCATACTTTATTTGATAGCAAAAACTTAAATGAATCCGGATCTTTATTTTGGGATTCATTAACAACCGGTGGGGGGAAGTATACTATATTCTACATCATCTAATGAAACGGTGTTATAAGTATCAAATGGTAATGTTGGTAGATCTGTTAATCAAACAAAACGTAGATTTAATTATTGCCCAGGGAAAAGTCAATTATTTATGCTAACTGGTATTTTAGGTACTAGTTCATCAGGTATAATAAAGCGTATATGTGGATATGATGATAATAATGGAATATATTTTATGACATCAGGATCTCAATTTTATGTTGGTTTAAGAAATAATATATCAGGAGCAGTTATTGATACCGTTATACCACAATCATCATTTAATATTGATATAATGGATGGTTCTGGACCAAGTAAAGTAATATTAGATTTAACTAAAAATCAAATATTTCATTTTGATTATCAGTGGTTGGGTGTAGGTCGTGTACGAATGGGCATAAATTATAGAGGTGATAATATATGCATGCATGAATTTTATAATGCAAATGAAACATGTGGTGTTTATATTGGTACACCTAACTTACCAATTAGATATGAAATTATAAATTCAGGATCTGGTCAAGCTAGCTATATTAGACAAATATGTTCTACCGTTATAACTGACACCGGTCAAGAAGTTAATGGACAAATGGGATCTAATGGATGTAATGTTGGAATTTCAGTTACGACCGGACAAAAGATTGGTGTTGTTGGTATACGATTAAAATCAACATATATAGACACTACGGTTGTACCTAATATATTATCATTATTAGGCACTAGTACAAATAGGAATTATAGATGGTTTGTTAGTATTAATCCTAGTATATCAACATCAGGTTCTTTAATTTGGCAAGATGGTACCGTACGTCCAGTAGAATATGCTACTAGTAGTGCTAGTGTACCTGCAACTATTACAAATGAAGGTGTTGTATTATATCAAGGTTATGTATCAAATTCAAATCCAAGTATTACATTTCCTACAAATACTACATTATTAATAGGTACCGATATTAATAATAAACCTGATGAACTTTGGTTATGTACTGATAATTTTGAAGGTGCAAATACCTTTTATGGTGCAATAAATTGGATATCTATGTAATTTCAAATTGTTTTATATTTATAATAAAATCATTAATTAAATGGAGTTATATTATGTTTGGATTCGTTTCTGAGTTTTTAAAGAAAGAAAATGCAAAAAAATTAGCAACTATGCTAATCGTATCCGTTCTTTCTATGATATTTATTGTTTATAATTTTGTAGAATTTTCTACATTTCTTATAACGTTCGTTAAAGCAATTGCAGGTATTATGATATTTTGGTGGGTAGATGAATACTTACTAAAAGGTGTTGATACAATTCAAGAAATATTAAAAGGAAATATTGCATATGCGTTATTCTTATTTTCTATCGCTGCTATTATTGTTGGCGCTATTGTCGCTGGGTAATATCCCACAAAAAAGCACAACACCACATGTAGATACTGCATTAACATATGTAGGAACTATGGAAGCAACTGGTCATAATGACGGTCCAGTAGTTGAAAAATTCTTACATAGTGTAGGACGCCATAAAGGAGATTCTTGGTGTGCCGCATTTGCTTCATATTGCATGCAAGCAGCTCACGTAAAAGCACCTACATTAAAAAGTGGTATGGCTCAAGCATATTTTAATAAAAAATCAATTAAAACAAATGATGTATTAATTGGTAAAAAGAAAATAACTAAAGGTTATTTAGTTATTTGGAAACATGGTAATACAATGTCAGGTCATATTGGTATAGTTACTGGTGATTGGACAAATAAAAGTGGCCCAACAGTTGAAGGAAATACATCAGGACCAACAGGCAGTCAATGGGACGGTGGTGGTGTATACAAAAAGATTAGATATTTACAACCAGCAAATGCATTCAGAATTATAGGATTCTCGGAGGTTACTTATTAAACACAAGAAATATGTTGATGCTATAGTTAAAAGAATTATAGCATCAAATGAATATAAATTAATTCTAGAATCTACCAAAAAAGATTATGTTGTTACATACCCAGGTAGATTTCAACCGTTTCATAAAGGTCATTATGAAACATATAAATACTTATGTAATAAATTTGGTTCTAATAATGTATATATATGTACATCAAATTCAACTAACGGTAATAATTCCATATTAAATTTTGCTCAAAAAAAGGCAATAATACAATCATATGGTATACCTGCATCACATATTATTCAATGTAGAGTTCCATTACAACCAACCGAATTATTAAATAAATTTCCAAAAAGTGTATCATTAATTATTGGTACTGGTGATAAAGATATGAATCGCCTTGCTGGAAAATACTTTAAGCCATTTAAGAATACTGATGATATGTTACCGTTTGAAAAAGCAGGATATATGATAAGTATACCAACTGTTAAAATAAGTGCAACTGATGTTCGTGATGGTATAAAATCTGGAAAAATTACATTAAAGAATATAAGCCAATATATGAATCCTAATATAACACAACAAACTTATGATTTACTTAAAGGTAAATTATCAGAAGGTGGTGGTTATGGTCATATGCAACATATTTATGAAGATGCAAATTTAACATTTGGTGATATTAAAAAAATAATTGATTTAGGTTTAGGTGGTAAATTAAAATCCGTTACTGAAAAAACTGACGGTCAAAATTTAATGATTACTGTTGTTAATAATGAAGTAAGAGCGGCTCGTAATAAATCACATATTAAAAATTTTGCAAAAGATTCATTATCTATTGATGGTTTATTTAAGATGTTTGCCGGCCGCGGTGATATATCAAATGCATTTTCATTTGCTATGAATGATATGGCGGCCGCATTAAATGCATTAAGTAAAGCAGAAAAAGAAGATATCTTTAAAAATGGAAAAAGATTTTTATCATTTGAAGTAATATATCCAAAAACAACAAATGTTATTCCTTATGGAATGAGTATGTTAGTTTTTCATGGTATATATGAATATAATAAAGATGGTGATAGAATTTCAGAAGTTAAAACAGGTGCAGGAAAATTATATAAATTAATTCAAAATGCAAACGCACATGTACAAAATACATTCACAATTAAACCAAAAGCTGACATTCATTTGAATGCTATAGAAAATGGACAAAATCTTAAAAAGGATTTATATAAACAATTATCAGCGATACAAGGTAAATGTGGAGCAAAGGATAGTGATAAACTATCAAAGTATTTTGAATTTAATTGGAGACATTATATTACATCATTAAATATAAACGATGATAAAGTAAATGAGATTTTATTAAATCGTTGGTTATATGATGATAAATCAACATCATTAAATGATATTAAGAAAATGGTTGATGAAAAACAATTTTCAGATATTAAGGCAACGGAAGGTGCTAAAGTCAAAACATTAAATAATACGTTTGTTGAACCAATACGTAATATGACTATGAATCTTGGTATTGCAATACTTAGTAATATGAAAAGTGTATTGACCGTTAACCCAAGTAAGGCAATTCAATCACTACAAGATGAAATAACAAGTACTATAGCGGCTATAAAGGCATCTAAAGATGATAGCCTTATAAATAAGCTTGATATTGAATTAACAAAATTAAGAGGTGTAGGTAACATCGTATTACCAACCGAAGGAATTGTATTTACATATAAAGGCAATATTTATAAATTAACAGGAAGTTTCAACCCAATAAATCAAATATTAGGTATGTTGAAATATGCAAGATAATAAAAATAACATGAGGTTACAATGGATGTTAAATCCAATGCAATAAATAAAGATTTCGTTGCAAGACGAAATAAAAAAGCACCATCACCATTAGATATTAATTATAGTAATCTTAAAGATGCTATTAATGGTAAATTATCTGAAGATATAACAGTTGGTGGTTATACGGGTATTCGCAAGCACTATAAAACTGGCGAAATGATTCAATTTAGAGATAAAGAATATGAAGAATGGTTTAATCCAAATTCAAATACAAAATATATTAATATAGCACCTGGGTATACAATAAATGACGGTGTATACACTGATAGATTTGCCGATAATAAAATGTTCGAAACCTGTCCAGTTTGTAAAAAAACTATAAGAAAACAATTTGATTATAAAATGTTTACAAAAACAGGAATGTGTTTAGATTGTAAAGTACATGAAGAAAACCAAATAAAAGAATCAGGTGGTTTTGAAAAATATGTACAAAATAAAATATTAAATAATAAACTTTCATATATGAAAGATACAAAAGGTCAAGTAGAAACGCTTATAAGTGGATTGAATAAAAAAATGACATATGTCAATGAAGACGGTTCAATTGATACTTGGGATAATGGTTCATATGATTCACAAAAGGCATTTTTAGAGTTACAATTAGCTGATATTGAAAAACTTATAATAGGTTTGGAAAAAACATTATCAGGTGAAATAACCGAAGATGAATTAATGTTAATATATGATGAAGTAAAAGCAAATGGTGCACCTGAAACTGCTAGCACTGAGGAAGTAAAAGAGTAATGGAACTCGATGACATTGTAGTTAAAAAACCTACAATAAAAGAATTAATGGCTGAAGAATTTACACGATGTGGATTGGATTCAAAGTACTTTATTAAAAAATATTGTACAATAGTTCATCCTCAACGTGGTAAAATTTTATTTGAAACATATCCTTATCAAGATGATTTACTTGATATATTTGAATCTAAACATAGAACGATTATATTAAAAGGTAGACAATTAGGTATATCAACATTATCAGCAGGTTTTATTTTATGGCGTATGATTTTTAATGATGATTATAATGTTGTTATTGTTGCTACAAAACAAAAAGTAGCAAAAAATCTTGTTAAGAAGGTAAAGATTATGAATGATCTTTTACCATCTTGGATGCGAAGTGAATGTATAGAAAATAACATGTTAAGTGTTGTTTTATCAAATGGTTCGCGTATTATTGCAGAAACAACGGCAGAAGACGTAGGTCGTTCTGAAGCTGCATCATTGGTTGTTATTGATGAATGTGCTCACATTAAACGTATGAGTGATATTTGGACAGCATTACAACCTACACTTTCAACAGGTGGTGATTGTATTGCTTTAAGTTCACCTAATGGATATGGTAACTGGTTTCATAAAACATGGTGTGATGCTGAAGAAGGACGTAATAGTTTTCAAACTGTAGAACTTCCTTGGAGTGTTCATCCTGAACGTACTCAAAAATGGAGAGATGAACAGGAAATTGAACTTGGTCCAAGAAGAGCTGCACAAGAATGTGATGCTAAGTTCTTGTCATCAGGTAATACTGTTATTGCTCCTGATATTTTAGAATGGTATCAAAACAATACAGTAAAACAACCTATTCGTAAAATTACACCAACTGTTAGTTATAGCTCAGATCTTAAAGATACTATTTGGATTTGGAAAGATCCTGATTTTGATGCAAAGTATATTATAAGTGGTGACGTTGCTCGTGGTGATGGTGATGATTATAGTACATTTCATATTATAGATACAAAAACATATGAACAAGTTGCTGAATTTGAAGGTAAATTACCACCAAATAATTTCGGTGATTTAATATTAGAATATGCTGTAAAATATAATGATGCATATGTTATTGTTGAAAATGCAAACATTGGTATGGGTACATGTCAACGTTTAATTGATAGAGGATGTAGGAATCTTCATTATACAAAAGAATCTGATAAAAGAGGATTTGTTAATGAAAAGACAAAATTTTCATCGGCTATTAAAAAGAGTGATGTACCTGGGTTTACAATGTCATTAGCTACACGCCCATTAGTTATAAGTCAAATGGAAGAAATTATAAGATTAAAGCAAATTATAATAAATTCACAAAGAACAATAACCCAATTACGTACATTTGTATACTTAAATAATAAACCACAAGCTGCATATGGTTATAATGATGATATTGTTATGGCATTATGTATTGCTATTTTTGGTAGGGATGTTGCATTAATTAATATATCACGAAATGATTCAATGGTTACCGCAATGTTAGGTGCTATACATGTTAGCAGGTCAGAACAAAATACACATGGTAATATAATAACCAATCCTTGGCAATATGGAACTGGTAGACAAGCAATAAATTTAACGGAGTTTTTATAAAATGAAATTATTGGAAGTATCATTAATACAAAAGGCAGAACAATTTGCTAGAGAAGTACATACTGGACAGTTTAGAAAATCATCGATGAAACCTTACATTGTTCATCCATTATTAGTTTATAAACTAACAAAACATTTTGGTTTTGGTAAGAATGAACAAATAATTGCATTATTACATGATACATATGAAGATGGTGCAGATCCAAAAGCAATTGCCGATTATATTGGTAAAACATTTGGTAGTAATATATTGTCTATTGTTTTACTATTATCACATGATAAATCGGTTGAATATAATACCTATTTATTAGCATTAGCAAAAAAATCACCATTTGCATTGAATGTTAAATTATGTGATATGATTGCAAATTTATCAGATGCACCAACACAAAGTCAATATAATAAATATAAGTCAGGATTCATGAATTTGAAATCTAACAATATTTATATACAGGACAACTTACTAAAGACATTAAACAAGATTTTCAAATTAGGATAATACATGAGTGTATTCAGCTCTATAAATAAACTTTTCAGTACCGACCTTATTATACGAAACTATAAGGGCGTAAACATGAAACCTATGGATGTTTACAACCCTAAAGTAGTTGGTAATATGGCTAATAACTATATGGGTTCAAGATATCAAAATCTTTACTCAACATTAGCTATGGTTAATTCACAAAACCAAGGTATGCCAATTCATACTATGAGACTTATGATGTTTAGAGATTATGAATTAATGGACCAAGATCCAATACTTCACTCTGCATTAGACTTATATTCTGAAGAATGTGCAATACGTAATGAATTTGGTGAAATAGTAAAAATAAAATGTGAAGATGAAGAAATTAATGAAGTACTTCATAATTTATTTTATAATGTATTAAATGTTAATTTTAATCTTAGATCATGGGTAAGATCATTTGTTAAGTATGGTGATTTCTTTATGAAATTAAACATAGTCGATAAATTAGGAATAGTTGATACCGTAACAATGTCACCATATGACGTAACTCGAGTTGAAGAAGTTAATAAATCAACTGGTAAAATAGATACTAAATATGCTATTGAAGGTTA